TCTCATGTTGGTTGCTACTCCGTTGCCTAAATTGTCATAAAAAAGTCCTCCTGCGTAGAGGTCTCGAGACCCTGGATTATGCTCGGCAAACTCGAGGATCCTGGCAATCGTTCCGGGCTCGACGAGAACATGGGGATCCATACATAGAACCCATTCCGCTTTCGAGAACTTGAAGACCAGATCTCGAATTGCAGTCGATCTCCACTCCTTTTCCGGGTGATACCTTGCCCCGATCTTTCGAGCGTGTTCCCGAGTTGCTTTCCCCTCCGGACTTCCTGGCTTATTGTCGATGATTAAAATCTCAATTTCATCAAGTCGATCCCGGTTTGCGATCCGGATTGATTGAGTCGTAAAAAACACTCCATCAAAGTCGTCTGAAGTCGCCATTCCGATAGTTAATTTCTTTTTCATTTTTTAAATATTTCCCACGATTCCTTAAACCTTTCATATTTCCCGGAGGAGTCAAAAGATGGTCTAACTTTTAGCGATAGTTGATCCCCTAGACTAGTGCTTGGAATGACATAAAAAACTCGATCTCCTGGTCTCTCGACGATCCCGACCAGGACATCAATTTCATTTCGATAATCGACCCTCTTTTTCGTCCCTGTTCCTCGCCTAGTTATAAATTTATAAAAGCCTCCCTGGTCGCTCGAGGTTCCTTTGACTTGCACTCGAAAAAGTTTCCCGGATGAATTTGAAACAATGAGATCGAATGGGAGATGATGACCAGACGGAAAAGCCACATCCAATCCTCGACGCATTGCCTCGGACGCAAACAAACTCTCAAACATTGCCCCGACTCGAACGCTCACAAATCTTTCCAGGTTTGGAATATTTTTTTATTCTTTAAGTAAATGCTGGAGAGGATTGTTTCCTCATCCCATGATCCGCAGTCTTCGGAGACCCTGCCCATTTGCCTCGAGAATTCCCTGGAAAATTCGTGGATCGATGATCGATGACAACCAATCAATCCTGCTCGAATATGATGGGGAATTTCGCACCTGCAATGCCGAACCCGATCGGGATTCGGATATTGATTAGTAAAGATTTGTCCAGGTCGGATTCGATCGAACCTGTCGAGCTTTCCGACCGGGAAGTTTTTTTGAAATTGTTTGAGCCCGGCATCGATCCAAATCACATTCGATTCCTCGTCCCCCATCCTCCTGGACATTTCATCCATCAAGAAAATCTTATTTGCCCAGACTCGATTCAGTCCGTTGAGCTTTTCAGTATTGAGCATCCATCCGAGTTTCAATCCGCAGGGTTCTGAGACGGATGGAACGGATGGAAGGTCTTCAAATTCTATCTGAACAAACTCGACCGGATCTTTGATCTTGATTCGATCGATCCCTTCCTGGTTCGTGCAGATGACAATTCGGATTTGATTCCCTGCCCTGGTTGCTTCTGCCTTTAATTTTTTCACAACCAGGGGAATCATTCGGAGGTAAGACTCGAAATTGTATTTTGCATCGACTCTCCAAAGTCCGGTGACGAATAAGTCATTCATATTTAAATCCGAAATGATCGATCTCGAGTGCGTACATTTCGGAGATCATGTCTCGAGTTTTCGGGGTGTAGTCCTCGAGCTTTTTGTCCCGGAGCCTGGAGACATTAAGCTTTTTTAATTCCCCTGCTTTGATCCCTTGCTCCTTGCACATCCTGGAGAAATCATCTGCGAGGGTTTCGGTTCGGAGGATCCGATCGACAATTTGCTTTCCGTCCTGGTGGGTGTATTCGATTTGAGGAACAAAGTGGGAACCTTCCGTCCACCTTCCATCGACAATCTTTTCGTATTTGTCCTCGAGCCAATTCTCGAAGGTCTGAAATCTTCGGAGGTGTGCCGGGAGTAAATAATAAAAAGCCGAGATCATTCGGTGCCAGGGATTTCGGATGATAGTGAACCGAAAAAAACCTTTCTGCTCTTCGGTCATAAATTGCTCGAGAAATTGGAACCTTGCGTGTTGAATCATGACTCCATTCTTCAAGCCAAAGATAAACTCCGGGCAAAAATTTCGATAATCCCTGGGTGGAAGTCCGAGAGCTTTCTCAATACTCACTCCACCGGTTTTTCCGATATGGAGAAAGGTTGTTCGATGATCATTAAAGATTGGCACATTAGGAGACTGCTTGTCCGTAAAATTTTAAATATTGCCATTTCCCAGATGCGTCCGAGAGCAAAAAACTTGCTTCAAAATAGCCTAAACTTGATCCGATTTCAAAAGAGAAATTCGCCAATAAAGTATGGAAGCAATGTTGTCCCTGCCCCTGGAATGCATCTCCAACCAAGACTGACGATTGGTCGACTTGCCTATTTGAAGCATTAACCTCTTGGCTGGATCCATTTACTGCTCGGAATTCGTTTCCTGTATTAGTTCCCATATTCCAGCGAGTGTAACTTGCGTAGGCAATGGTTCCCTCAATCTTAACTCCAGAGGATCCACCGGTCGAAACATTTCCTAGGTCGTGTTTATAGGATCCACCCGAAACCGGACTTGCGGACGTGTAATGTGAAAACCCTGGAGCCGGGTTGGTGAATTTGATCGTATCCCCGGACGAATTTATTTCATAATCTCCTGCCCCTAAACCTTGCGGAGCAAAGTTTCGGAAATTTGTGTATGAACCAGTCCTGTTTTCTACTGAGTTTAAAGTTGTCGGAAATTTGGCAATTTCGTTGTACCCTGCATTATTTTCGCACCAATAACTCATGAATCCGTCTAAGGTATCGAACTCGGTCGGGGTTGGTTCTTGAGTTGTTGAGGTCGTGCTCGAGGTCGTGCTCGAAGTCGTGCTCGTTGTCGTGCTCGAGGTCGAAGTCGTTGAAGTCGTTGAAGTCGTTGTCGATGATGAGCTTAATTTCTCCCACAAGATTCCTCTGTCTGCTGAAAAAATCTCAAGAATATTGCCGTCCGAGTCCACTTGAGCAGAGTCCCTTCCAAAAACTTTCCATCCATATTCTTGGACATCCCCGATTAAATAAAATTCTCCAGGGATCATTCCTGGGTTTGGAATATTTCCTTGCCCACTACTTATAAATTTAATTCGATCCCATGCGGAAATGGATGAAGCAGGATCAAACGGAAAGGTCTCAAGTTCCGCTTTTGTGTAAGTTTCTGCTTCATCTTTAAAGAAATAATCCTCTGCATCATTTACCCCGTCGGAGTCGGAGTCCAGGGTTGCCGGGTCGATTGTTGTGCTTGAAGTTGAGGTTGTAGGTTCCTCAGTCGTGCTCGAAGTTGAGGTTGTAGGTTCCTCGGTCGTCGAAGTCGAAGTTGTCGGTTCCTCAGTCGTCGAAGTCGAAGTTGTCGGTTCCACGGTTGTACTTGTCGAGGTCGTAGTTGCTACGAAAGGTTTAATCACTTCCCATCCATCTCCCCGGGTGGAAAGATCCGCAGAAAGTGATCCGTCGGAATTCCCTGCCTGGTCGGTCATCTCGATGACTCCATAATCATCTCGAAAAAACAGATAAAATTTTCCGAGTTCCAGGGTGTTGTCATAAGTCCGAAGAGCTCGGATGACGATTGGATCCGTTGCATTATTATCAAGCGGAGTGTCTGCATCGGTGACCCAGGTCTCAAGTTCTGCCTCGGTCGCTGAGATCCTGGAGTCCTGGTAGAAATAATCCTCCGCATCGTTGACCCCATCAGAGTCGGAGTCCAGGGTTGCCGGGTCGATTGTTGTGGAGGTTGAAGTTGAGGTTGTAGGTTCCTCGGTCGTGCTCGAAGTTGAGGTTGTAGGTTCCTCGGTCGTGCTCGAAGTTGAGGTTGTAGGTTCCTCAGTCGTGCTCGAGGTCGTCAGTTGATCAATTTCGTATGAGAGGACAATCGAGTCTCCATTGCTTGAGCCCCATCCGTCCAGACTAAAATCCTGCGGTTCGTAAAGTTCAAAACCGGTCTCTTGAAATGTCACATCAAGAAAAACATAATCCGATCGAGTATAATTATTTGACCCATCTGCATTTTCGGCAAATGGTGCCGTGTACCTTGAGTAAATAGTCCCGAGTTTCGTTGTCCTAAACCCGGAAGTAATATCCGGGACAAATTTTAGAGCATAAAAATCATCGAGAAAAAGCATAATCTCCGAATAACCTGCGTAAATTATCTTCATTCCTCGCACGAAATCCGGATCACTACTTCCCCATATTTCAGTCAAAGCATAATCCCTCGAGGGTTGTCCGACTACATCGAACCAATTGAGCGTGGATCCCCACCCTCCTTTTCCGACCGCAAGAACCCTTCCGTTTGTCAGAGTTGCTATGGTGAAATCTTCCCCACAAGAAACACTCCGAACATTTGCGTCGATTACTTTAGTCGCAACTTTCAAGGTCTCTCCCGAAAGTGAAAGTTTATTGAATTGATTCGACCCCCATAACCACAAGGCACCATTCTCGTCGATTGCACCGAAGTGATCCATCCCTGCATCGATTTTTTCAAACTTTAATCCTTCGGGGGTGATTACTAATTCAAAATCCCGGATATGAGTTTCAGTCGATGCAGTCCCCAGGATTCCGTCAGTATTCTCCCCACAAGCTAAAATCAAACCTCCGGAATTGATGTAAAAGGTTCGAGCATTTCCAAGAGCAAAATCGAGGACTGCACTTGCTCTCTGGGTTGGTAATGAAATAAATCTCTCATCCACATTTTCCGAAATTAAATTCGGATCGATTGCTTGCTCTCCATGCCACCCATCACCCCACAAGAAAAGTCTTTTATTTACATCAAGCCCACCGGCATGAAATTGACCGACATCCAATTTGATAAAGCCACTTCCAAAAATAAGAGGAGTGAAGTTGGTTTCAGAAGATTGATTGCCTAGTTGACCCCGAGAATTTTCTCCACATGACCAGGCATCCCCGGAAGCTTGCAGGAAAAGGGTGAAGTTATCTGAAGGACAAACCTGGATAAATCGTTCGGGAAAACCCTCGTTGGTTGTGGTTGGTTCGAGTGTCGTTGAAGTTGTCATCTTTTAAACCGAGGTCGATGGAATTATTTTTCCTAAGTTTTCAGTTCCGAAATCTATAAACTCCCGGGATCCCAGGTGGTAGGTTTCAAGACCGATAAAAAGAGGATCCGAACTTAGTCCGGTTATTGTTAAGATTTGTTTCTCATCTCCTCCCGAATCATTAAAATTCACCTTGCCTGACCCGAGGTCAAAGCTTGCACTAAAAGTTGTGTTCGATTCCCTTTTAATATAAAGTGTTACCTGGTCAAATGCGGAAAAACTTGAATCAAAATCTTTATTTGTGCTCGTTCCGTTGATGTAATTCCGGGAGGTAAAAGTTCCGGAAGAATTCCATCTTAATCGGATGCCACTTTCGCCCGGGGTGTTCGGTGCCCGGTTTGTCGTCGAAATACTCAAATAGGTGTCGGTAGGTGGTGCATCAGTAATTCTTACACTTACGACATCACCAACGGAAAAAATCGGGTCTTCATAAAATAAATTTGCGGTTTGATTTTGACCTCCCGAAACACTAATTTTCCCGGATTCATCGATCGAATAAGTTGCGGTATCCGTTCCGAAAGTCGATGTATAAATGTAATCTTTATCAAGAGTCGGGATCGGTTCTTCAGTTGTGCTCGAGGTTGTGGTGGATCCGACTCTCGGAATATCATTCTTGAATGGATGGGAGGTCGGAAGTTGTGAGGAAATGCCCCACTTGTGGGCGAGGTAGCCCTCGACTCGCTGACGAGTGCTTGTGCTTGAGGTTTCATCAATAATCAAAAATTCAGCAATACTTCCGTCTAGGAAATCGCTAGTCGAACTCATATTTGCTCCGATCGTTAATCCGTTTGTGAAGCTACTTGCTCCAATAGTTAGACCCGTGACATTTGTTCCATTTAGGGCGAGCGAACTGCTTGAAGTATTACAAACTGCCGAGATTACAAAATAACCTGTTGGCGTGTTAATACTACTATTTGCCCATGAATTGTAGGCATACATATCAACTTTGCCTGACCGATTTAGTGCAATCAAAGTTCTCTCTTGACCCGGTCCAATTCCGTCAAATAAATAATCTCGATCACGATCATGAGGAGTACCAGAGGAGGTTTTGTTGCTTTTAGCTACTAAGTAAATCGAGTAAGATTGATTAATATTTAAAGTTGGTGCTAATAATGAATCATTTATCCCATCAAAATCAATTATTACTTTTCCATCTGGATCGGAAGCATTGAGGATAGGTTTACTTCCGTTGCTGGATTGTGTGGCATGATTATCATTCCCACTTTTGTCACTCCATTGACTAATTAAATTAGCGTCATGAGTGATGGTGCTTGTGTCGGAAGCATCGAGCCAGATGCTTGAGATGATCTGACTCGGATCCCATAAGGTCGAAGGGTCGATCGTCGTTGTCGAAGTTGTGCTCGAGGTCGTCGAGGTCGTAGGTTCTTCCGTTGTGGAGGTTGAGGTCGTAGGTTCTTCCGTTGTGGTGCTAGTCGTCGAGGTCGTAGGTTCTTCCGTTGTGGAGGTTGTGCTCGAGGTCGTAGGTTCTTCCGTTGTGGAAGTTGAAGTCGTGCTCGTTGTCGTCACATAGTTTTTATCTTCACCATCAAAAATCTTAATGAAATCAAATGCAGTTTCTTGCGTTCCGTCCCCGAGTTCTCCGTTTGAATTTCGACCGACTGCCCAGACGGATCCATCGTCCTTGATCACATAAAGTCGATTTCCACCTCCTGCGATAAATTCGACATCCGTCATTAAGGTCTGAGATGCCTCCCCTTGATCCGAGGGATTCACCCCGAACCCGAAACCTAGCTCGGCAAATGTGTTGTCGGCATTGGATCCAAGAGACCAAAGTTCTCCGTCCCTGTTAAAAAATTGATTCACCCGAAAACCGGCAAACCCATCCTGGTTCAAGTATTCGGGCTCAAGGGTTGTCGAAGTTGATGTCGTCGGTTCTTCAGTTGTGCTCGAGGTCGAGGTTGTGGGTTCTCCGGTGGTGGAAGTTGTCGTCGTCGAATAGTTTCCGTGCCAATACTCAACACCATTAGGCATGAAGTACAAAGTCCCATTAAGGTTATGAGAATGGAAGGTTCCGTTTCCTTCCTGGATCGCACATTGCTCTGATGTATACAGAGGGAAATATCCATTAACAGAAACCGGTTCGCAAAGAATTGTCGTCGTCGGTTGTTCGGTTGTGCTCGAAGTCGTTGTCGGTTGTTCGGTCGTGCCCTGTAAACCCCCACCATTCGGAAATGGTTGATTAATAAAAGATACGCTCACAATATTACCACCGAGCCCGGATCCGATAGAGTTTCCCATATCTCATCCCCTCCGACCGGAAAGATAAACTTTCAAACCGGATCCGGGAGACTCAGATCCGACTTGATCGACATCAATCGAGATCTCGGAATCATCCGAAAGTAAGGCAGATGAGAAGGTCGGGAGAACGAGGGCATCCATTGAAGTTTTTGATCCTCCAGGGATTTCTAATTGAGTATTAAAGATTGATATTCCGTCCTGGTTGACATCCACTAAAATCGAAGACCCGGCAGGAGCAGATTTTACAGACGCTCGAGCTTCCAGGATTTCAAAAATAAACGGCAGTCGAAAGGTTGATTTGCTTGATCCCGATTCCGTTGGTTGATCTTCTGCGTCGATTGCGACGATAAAAGTTTCCTGAAAGATTTGATTATCTGCCGGGATCGTATCTGAAACCGATCCTGTCAAGGTAATGGGTGCCAAGAGAATTGTCCTGGTCTCTCCCGTTCTGATTGTTCGAGTGATCTTAAATTTTGCTTGAATATCACCGGATCCCATTGCGTTCTTAATCTCTTCGGTTCCTAGGCTCAAACTCATCCGAAAAGTATTTCCGAAGCTTACAAAATTTGAAGTCGATGAAAGGACTGAATCGGTTTCAATGGATAATCGAATGCCGGAAACATCTCCCCCGGCTTCATGTCCTCCGGATCCGTCCACAAAAAGAAGATCAAAGTCCCGAAGGTCTCCGACAACTAAAGGCGAAAAAGCTTTCGGAGTTGGATCCGTTGCAGACTCGACCCGAGCGGAGCCAATGGAGCCAGAATTAAGGTTGACGAATATCTTTTCGATCATCAGAAGTCCGAGGATCGTCAATCTTTCGGAATGGGAATTTCTGATTCAAATAATCTCGTCTCTTTTTGCATCCTCCACAAGTTGGAATCCCTATGCTTTTTGTGACCCTCTCAATCACATCCCCGGCACCTTCAAAAGTTTTATTGTCGTTAAATTTTTTTATTAGTTTTTCAAGTCGTGCATCCATTTTCCAATTGTTTAAAAATATTACTTTGCAGAATATAAGTTTCGGGGAGAATGCGTCCTAGATCATCTCTTATGAAAAACTTTTCTTTGAAGTTAAAACTTACATTCAATCCAGGGTAATAAGTGTGATTCATGGAGCGACATTGACCGCACTCTCCGTCAAAATAACCTTGTCCACCCCATGCCCTGTCCATTGGAATGACGAACTCTCCAGGTTCTCCATGAATAAAAATTCCTTGCCTTGAAAGATCTTTGGTTTTCGGGCTATATTCTTGAGCATATTTTCCCGAAAAAAGCCCATTGCAATGACCCTCGCAAGATCTTTCATCCACCATCTGAAATCCACCTTGTGAAAAGTTCAAACCATATTGAAATTGATTCCAAGACCCGGAAGAATCCCGCAAATATACATAACCCCTCCAGATAAAGTCCCAGACATAAGGATGAGAATCTGCCTGGATTGCAATTGCTAAATCTTCACCCATAAATCCGAAAGCATTGCAGGTCGTTGAGCATAAATTTGACCACCAAAGATCAGCGGATAAACTTTGAGGATAACCGACTCGATTCATTTGATAATTCCCGGATAAATCTTCCCAGGTTTCCTCTGGTAAATTTACCTGGATATTAAAAAAATCAAGGCAAGATATTTCACCAGACTGACAATCTTCGCAAGGATCTGACTCGCAGTCGCAGTCGCATTTAATTATTTTCACTTAAAGTCGCCACTAATTGAGAAAGATCGGAGTTCCCGGAATCTGACTCAAGAATTTTCGAGAAATAATTAAAAAGACCGGTTGTTATGTTGTCGAATTTTTGTTGCTTGGCTTCAATCGTTATGATTTGAGCTTCGATCGTCGAGATCCAGGTATTAACATCATTTGAAATTTCATTCTGTTTTTGTTGTTCGTGCAAGAATGATCTGAACAAGGATTTAATTTTACCTTCATGATTCCGGAGTTTATTTTCATGATCCGATAAGTCGGTCTCGATGGTTCCGGATAATTGAGTATCAATGATCTCGATTTTCTCCTCCGTCTGAACTTTAACTTCTTCAGCTTCAATACGAACAAGCTTGATTTCATCTGCTACGATTTTGCCTAAATCTCCGAGCGTTGTCATGATAAGTTTTGAGTAAATGATTGAATAAAATCGTTGATCGTTCCGAGTTGATTTTGTGTTGATTGTAAGGGTGCAAACCTAGCGTCCGACTCTTGCTTCGTGTAGGTGTCTACCTTCATCGAATACCTAGCATCTCCGTCGGGAATTCTAATGAAAAGAGCATCCGTTTCGGTCTTCGTGTAAATTATATTCAGAACCGACCCTGGATCAATCGGTTGAGCGTTCGGATTATTTGCATCATAAGCTAGAAAGTTTTTAGTCGTGTTTACCCCATCGACACAAACTTCGACCGACTGAAGTTCATATTTTGATGGAGTTGCTGTGATGCTTGAAATCACCCCTTCCCGTATCACCAATCGAACCAATCTTGTCGGATCCGTCGGATCCAATAGCTCAAGAAATTGAGTGGTTCCAGAGAATTGAGATGGGAATTCTGAGACTGATTTGACAAGTCCATTCTGCAACACAAATTCCTTGCACCTTGAGAAATCAAAAGCATCAATTAATCGAAATGTTCCACCGGTGCCCAGACTTGGAGTTCGGGAAATGACATTCTGGATTATTCCATCCTCGACCCCGATTTCAACTCCACTTGATCCGTCAAGAGAAATGGATTCAATGATCGCATCGACTCCAGAACCGGTTGGAGCATTTGAGTTTCCGTCATAATATATCTCGACACCTTGTGGACTTATGATGACTTCATCCTGGGAACCTTTTTCGATTGTGACATTGTGCAGAATGTTGATTGCGTCGATGACCTCATTTGCTTTTGTTGTCTCAAGTAGGGTTGGTCGTTTTCCCTTTGTGACTCTTCCGACTTTTGCCATTACTTGATCTGAACTTCCAGGTCTCGGATCTGCCAAATATTTCCAGAATATCTTTCGACTAATGATTGCTCTGCCTGGATAAAATCTCCGGACTGAATTCTCGACATATAATTGGCAGAGTCTGGAGTTGTGAGTGGGGAAATGTAATTTACCCGAGATCCGTTTTCATCAATTGCCGAAAATTTCTCATTGATGATCAAATCATCTCCTGGGTTTTCGGTATAAATGTAAGAATATTTGACTCGAAAAACTACCTGGAGGGAAAAGCTTTGCCGGGTCGTGCTCCCGGTCGAATCCTTAAACTCCGGGAATGTAAAAGATCCAGGCTCAAATTCAAATCGAGTGCCCGGTGTCGTCATGTAAGTTCGGGAGAATTGGACAAGTCCATGATCGGTTCCTTTCGGATCTGATTCATCTACTAATCTTGCCCGAGGATCATCCGGGAAATTTAATCCGAGCCGAGCCGGGCGAAAAAACTCGGACTTCTGAACAAAGTCGATTTCGTAAATTATTGCGGAAAGATCCTGGCGAATTGGAAAACTTCTTCGGGGAGATTTAGTCACCCGAATGGGCTCGATAAAATCGTTCAAGTGAGGAGCATCATAGTAAGTCTTCATAGGTTCACGAAAAAGCCTCCGAGGGTGGTTAAAATCTTCTGCTGAGTGTCCTCCTTGGTTAATTTGTCGGTGTCTAACTTCATGTCTTTATCCAGGAAATCTTTCACTCCTTGATTGATAGCACTCAAATCATTGGTCTGCGAATTTACTGCATCGACTAAGGTTCCGGGAATCTGCGGAGGGATGACCTTAAAGTCTTTCATTTTATCGATTGCCGTTGCCATTTGTCCCGTCGCAGAAACAAGCTCATCAGATGTCTTGCTCTTGATGTCCTCGAGTTCCTTTTCCTTAGCAATCTTTGCAATCGTCTGAGCATTTATTTGCCCCTCGATTGCTTTCTTGTTTGCAAGTGCAGTTTTCTCCTGGGCAATTAGTTCGTCATGTTCTGCTTTTGCAATTCTGCCTTGCTCAATAATGTCATCCCGAGTGCTTTTTGCGACTGAGGATTGATGACGAATAAGATCCTCGAAGTCCTTTAAAGTCCGTACATTGTCAGGGAGTTCTCCGGCTTTTTTAAGTTCCTCAAATTCTGCTCGTAATTCTTTGACATTAATCTTCAAGGCACCATTGAAATCGACCCTCCAGAATTTCTTAAAAGCATCAAGATCCTTCCGAGCCTCAGCAAGTGCATCTCTGAGAACCTGCACTTCTTTAGCCTTGGCATCCTTGGCATCCTGTACGACCTTAAGTCGATCCTGCTCGAGCTTTAAAAGTTTGTTTACTTCTTGATTCTTTAAATCAATCTCATCCACTTCATCTTGGTGAGCCTTGATCATCTGGTCTCTGATTATGTCCCGAATATTTTTTCGGGCAGACAAAATCCCATTCTCAATCCCTTTGAGTTTTGTCGCTTCCCCTGCTTCCAGAACCCGAGCCTGTTTTGCTTTGTCGATTAATTCCTTTTTTTGCTTCTCAAGTTCTGCAATTTTCTCTTGCTCGAGGACGATCTTCCCAGCTTCAGTCTTTTGAAGTTCAAAGTTTTTGTTTGTCTTTTCGATTGCTAGGTTGATGTCTTCAGCGACTTGCTTTTCTTTCAATCTTTCAGTCACTAAAAGATCCACGTTATCGGTGATCTTGACCCGGTTCTCGAGATGTTCCAGGGTTAATTCTTTGACCTTTTTTTCTGCTTCCTGGACTTTGAGGATTTCATCAGTAAGAAGTCCGGTCTCGACTAGTGCTTCTCTTTTTTCGTCTGTATATCCGTTAACCTCTTTATTGATTTCAATTTGCAAATCTCGATTTTCCTTTGCTTCTGCAAGTTGTTTTTTTGCCAACTCTAGTTGAATCTCGATTTCTTTATTTCGGGCTCGATCTTGCTCGAAAGTGTCTCGGATAATTTCAAAGAAATCCTTCGCTTCATCGATCGGAGGTTTTCCAAATATCTGAACATCCCTCTTCTTTTGCATCTTCGCAATTTCATCATCCAAGTTTTTAATCTCTTCGGTTCCGGTCTTTGCTTTTTGTTCCAGGCTATCGATTGCTTTGACCAAGTCTTCCCGAATGACTCGAGCAGATTCCTTTGCTTTTTCCGTTTGATCTGCAAGTTCTTTTTTGAATAAAACAATGGGTGCCACGACTGCCGTCAAACCGGCAATAAATAACCCGATAGGATTTGCGATCAATGTTGCTCCTATTGCTCTAAGTGCGACATTCAATCCCCCTAGTGCCTTTGTAAAGTTTCCAACCATTAGGGCTCCCATTGCAATCTTGAATCCCTTCATCGCCCTCGTCGTCCCGGTAAGAGTTCCCGAGAGTGCAAGTGTCGCAACTTCTGCAAGAATCAGTCCGGCTTTATACCCTGCAATTCCGGCAACCAAAACTCCGACTTCAATGGCAAAATCTTTGACGAATCGAATGATCGAAGCAATGGAATTCCCGAAAGCTTTTATTGATTCCTTTGCCGATGAAAGTCCGGAAGTTGTGTCCGGTAAAAGTTCTTTGATCAAGGGAGAAAAAGCAGACCCGAATTCGATGGAGAGATCCTTGAGGGTCGCCATCATTTTATCAAAATCTTTTGAGCTTGTGCCCATCATGTCATTAACTGCAACATTAACCGACCCGACATCTTTTTGAAGTGCATCTAGTGCCTTGCTTGCAGATTCGCCCTCCTGAGTCATGACCATCAATGCTCCATTTCCTGCCTCAACTCCTCGGAACATATCCATTAAACTTTTGCCGTTTGCTTTAGCGGAATCCTTCATCAGTTTGAGTGCTTCCGTGACTTTGCCACCTCGAGCAATAAACTCGGGAAAAGTACCTTGACCAAGTTCCGCAAAATTCTTATTCGCCTTCATTCCTTCCTTCGCAAGTTCTGCAAGCATTGCCCGAAGTGCAGTTCCAGCCTCTGCCGTTTTCCCTGCCCCCATCTGCTTCGTCAAAACAACAAACAAAGATCCGAGTTCATCAATCTCGACTCCCAGGGCAGAGGCAATTGGAGTCACCTTTCCGACATTAGTTCCGAGCTCGGTAAAGTTTGTGACCCCATTCTTGACGACGGAAAAAAGAACATCAGAGACCCTTTCAGCTTCCTCCATCTCGAGTCCATATCCGTTGATAATTGTCGTTAGGGCTCCGACTGAAGTCTCCAGGGTCGAGACCCCTGCAATCGAAGCTTTTGAGGCAGTCTTCAGAAAGTCAATTGCGGATCCATGCGGAACCCCGGCAGAGATTGCCTGGTAGAGTCCATTTACTGCATCAGTTAAATCCACCCCCATCTCAACGGACAAAGAACGAACTCCGTCCTCCAATTTTCCGAAAGCATCTTTGCCGGCATCCGGAATAAGGGTAAAAACTTCTGTGATCTTTTTTTCAAAATTCGTGAAGTCAATTGCTCCCTTTGTTGCAAAAGTTGCAATCGCAGTTCCGGCAACTGCAAAACTTTTTTTGATAGCAGATGCAAAATTTGTAGAAAAGGATTTACCTTCTTTCTCAACCTTTCCGAGTGCCTTGGAAAAGTCTTTGCTCGAGAGTCCGAGCTTTGCAATTATCGACATTCCTGCCATATCAGTTTCTTGAAATTTTCTCCTGGTTCACGATGTCCATAAATTCTTGACGAAGCCGATCTGCTTCAGACGAGAACGAAATCGGTTTTTCTGATTTTCTTTCCTGGATCCTTTGAAGGTAAAGGAATAAACGATCGATCGGAGTGGTCAAAATTTTGTCATCCGTCCATCCATATTCACTCGAGAACAAATCGACCAGGCTCGAAATCCAGTCGGAGATTGAGGAGTCGGATGACTTAGAGGATTTTGATTTTGGAGCAAATCGAAACGCAAACTCAAAGATCTCTCGAATTGTTTCCTCAACTCCTTCGAGATCGTCCTGGATGTGATCTAATAAAAAGTCGGTCGCTCGAGTTGGATCCGGGTCGAAGTCCGGGGACATCACCCATAGAAAACGAAGGATAGGAACCTTTTGGTCTGGATCATCCCAGAAGTCCGGAAGCGATAAAATGCAGTACCTCTCGAGCGTAAGTGGGACAAGTGGGAAGTCCCCGATTCTCGAGAGTGGTTGTGGGCAGAAGGCAGAGAGCCTCCCTTCAGTTTCGGTGGCTTTTGCTTCTGCTATCTTTGCAGAATAATCACTCCATAATCGAGTGATAAAATCGTCGCCTGGTTCCACATTATGGAGTCACATTTATTTTCTGATAAAAGGTAACGCTGACCTTTACATAATCTCCTTGCGACTGAGCTTCACTTGAATCCGTAATCATGTAAGTTCCGGGAGTTCTTGTGTTGCTCATAGTGAACTCGGTTCCAACCAGGTTCGGGCTTGCATCCTCGGAAGCAAGTTGCAAAGTCGCAGATCCTTCGATTCGACCGGGAACAATAGTCGATGCTAAAGGTTCCCCATTTGAGTCGTTTAAATCCGCTCGAGTTGCGGTATAGTTGAAAGTCATATTCTCTGCCACATAGGTGACTCCCCCGATTGTGATGGGTGAAGATTCTATCCCGAATGCCTGTTGTCCGTCTTTGATGATTGCCATTTTTTAGTCCTCCTGGAGTTTGAAAAAAAGTCTGATTTCTAATGACCCACAAATCGTCAACTTGCAGGAAAAGCGTTTTTCCGGATGACGAATTTAAGGTCGTAATTTAGGATCGTTCGTTGAAGTTCTCCGTCGATTTCCCTGGTTGTATTTGATGGTCTAAGGAATTTCAGAGCATAGAAAGGAAGGTTCTGTTCGTTCCAATTTGAGCCCGACCGAAGAAGTTCTTTCCGAACCGATCCAACGAGTCCCAGGTGGAATTCTCTTGCTTGCTCGAGTGCGAAGTCCGTGACGATGGCGACCTCGAAATTTGCATCGTGCTTTAAATATTCTGCCCCGAGTTCTGGATCCGATTCGATTGGTGCGTCGTTCGGTAATTCTGCTCCGTTATGAGTAAATAAAACCTCGATCCTGGGGGTGATCAAAAACTCATTACTTGTCGCAGGAAAACAAGGGATCGAAGTTGCTTCCGAAAGGAATTGCGTGGAAGCGTCCTCAAAGTGTTTCTCGAAGCTTAAAAGTTCATCAATATTTAAAGCCCTCATTCCTTTGCGAATTTGCTCACAACTCGAAGACGGAGGACGGATCCAAAGTCTTCCCCTTCGGTCTCAAATACTTTGAAAAGATTTCCCTGATCGTCCTTGAGTAAAGAACCTTTGCTAGGTTGCTTGTCCTGCTTGTTGGTATTGATTACGATCTCTGAATCGACCGAAGCTTCTCTTCCATAGATTTCAACATCATATGACTCCTCAATGCTCCGAAGTGCTCCCAGGTAAATGATCCCCTGGATTCGATCTGGTGAAACCCCGGTGAAAGATCTCCCGGTTTCTGCAATTAAGAAATCTAGGTCTTGTGAAAAAAAATCTCGATCGAGGGTGCCCATCTATAAACAGAAAGGGCAGTCAATCGACTGCCCCTTCTTGAACTGAACCAACGAAGTAAACTATTTTTTTGCCGGTGCTTTTGGTTGAGCTTTTGCCGGGGATCCGGATTTCCGGATCAGTCGTCCTCCGGTATCGAAAAAGCAAACTTTCTCGAATCCTTCAAACTTTCCCTTCCGGAATTCTTTAAGCATGACGCTCGCAGTCCCGGCTCCCAGGGAAACAAACTTGCCCCCTTTTGCTCCGACAATTGTTCCGATTCTCATTAAGCGGATTTCAAACGGATTATTCCTTCGGGACGACCTGTCTTGAATCCGTAAACGCATTCGAGAACCGCAGTCTGAACACCTGCTTTCGGGTCGTAAAACTCACGATAACCCATGACCATTCCGGTTTCCGGATCTGATACAACTCGAGCAGAAATATATTCCTGGGAGTTGCTTGGTTCAAGGTATCTCATCGCAACCGCAAGACCGGCAGGGTGAGCGACGAATCCTTCTAGGTTCTCACCATTTGCAGGAACCGAATTGGTTTCGTAAATGGAAGGAATTCCAAAAAGACTTGGAACCTTGCCACCCTTAATTGCGTCAGAAGATCCATAAGCTAGAGCAGATGCAACGGCAGAATCTTGGATCAAGTTTGCATAGTGTCCGGCATTAAGTACCAGGGCAAGATTCTCGACCGGGAGATTGTTGTTTATTGCTTCCTTGCGAAGTGTTGCCACATCATCGACCCCGAAGTTTGTTGCCGAAGCAGTTACGGAATCAGAATAATTTGCGTTTGTGACCTCTGAGCAAATGTCCTGGAATACTGCTTTTGCTAGTTCACCCCCTTTTTGATAACCGAAACGCTCGAGCTCGATGCTTGAACTCTCGGATCTCTGCTTGTCGGTGATGTGCCAAGTTACGAACTTGTGTTTGTTCAACTCGATTTGAGTTTCCCCGAAGCTAGTATCTTGCGAAGTGTATCCGGTTGCCGGACTAAAGTCGGTAGCTGAAGAAGTGTTCGAGAGGTTTAAGATTGTGACCTTATTTCCTCGAGCAGATGCCTCGTCTGAAAACGAGGTGCTGAAAGCGTTAATCGGAGCCAGGATCGAGGTGAATTGCTCGAGTGCTGACTGAGATATGATGTTGTTTTGTAAGTCTGAAGCTATTGTGTTTGCCATGATTAAGATCTCCTGGATTGGTTAAAAAGTTTGCGGATTTCGCTTTTGTGAGAACGATAAATTTCGGTCGCTTCTGCTCCTTGTGCGGATGCGAATTTTTCGGCAATGGAAACCTCCTCAACTTGATTCTCTGCTTCCTCATTGATGGGATCTTCACCCTCGATCAATTCAGAGAGAGTCTCATTGATTTTTTGCTCTTCTGAAAGCTTGCCCTCAAGTTCGGTGATCCTACCTTCAAGGTCTAAAATTTTTGCTTGGTAGTCGATGGGCTCATCTTGGTTTTCCTCGGGTTGCTCCTGGGGAGTTTCATCAAGTTGTTGCTCGACGATTTCTTCCTCGACGATTTCTTCAAGTGCTTCTGGTTTTTCCATTTTTTGTCCTTGGTGTGTTTGTGCTGAAAATAGTCCTGCTCTATTGCTCGCTGGAGCGTCAACAAAATCAGCGGATTTGATTGATTTGAAACGAACTGAGGGGAATTCCCGGACTGCATTCTTGAAGTCATCCTCGAGCATTTCATGAACCAGGATCTCGGATCCGTCCTCCATTACATGAACGACCTCCGCTTCAAAAACGAGACTGACTCCGAAAGTGTCCGGCATCTCTGACGCGATATCAAAAAGACGATTGAATCGATCCGACTCATCGTTCTGGAATGATCCGAGAGCTTTAAAGTTTTTGGCTTTTAGTTTTTCTCCGTCCACATAAAACTCCGAAAAATAGCCGACCTCTTTCAATATCCGATCTTCTTCAAGTGCTCCCTTATGCGTGATGTAGGCAGGGAGATTTGAGCCCATGACCTCGACTGCGGTCTCGAGTGATTTCTCATCGATCCAAAGTTCATGTCCTCGAGCCTCTCCGACTTCGATCAAAGAGATATCCGAGATTGTCCCCTCTCCCTGGTCTACTTTGTGACCTGGTGATCTGCGGAATCCAACTCGGAGCCTGGAAAGATTCTCCCCCTGCTTCTGCTCGGTTTTATACCGGGCTTGAATTGAGCAAATATTTAATCGATCATTGAGATCCGAGAATTCATCTTTCATCATTGCATCATTCATGCACCGGGTGACAAAATCTTGATCGGTCTCTTCTGCGAGTGGGATTGGAATCGGCATTATTTACCTTTGTTTAAAATTTTTAAAAATCTTTCTCGTTCACCCGGGAAAGCCGGGACGGAGACAAATTCAGATCCTGGTTTTTTATTTAATAGGATCCGGAGAATTCTCTTTATTTTTGGAATCATTTTTCGGATTTTTTTTCGGTTGGTTTTCTGGTCGGTTCACAAATCGAATCTCCTCGGTTCTCATCTTTTTCAAGAGTTGAGGGTTTCGAGATGTTAAATATTTTTTGACGATTTCTCTCATGTTAATCCTGGGAATCGTCAACTCCATCCCCTCTGCCCATTAGGTCGATGAGGTTTGCTTGTGCAGTTGTCGGGAAAGGATTGAAGAGCATCTGCCAATCATCGATTCCGTATTCTTTTGCAATCCTTTGAGCGTCCTGGATGTTCTTTGCTTTTCGTGCAAGTGAGGTCTGAGCGTCGTGTCCGAAAGTTGCAGAAATATCGTCCAGAGAGATTGCCCCGAGTCCGAGGTAAGTCGCATCAGATTGAACTTGAGCCTGGCGATTCACCCATCGAAATCCAGGGGGTTGCCATCGAAGATTCATTGGATCAAATTTCTCTCGATCAAAATCGATTTCTCTCCTGGCAATCCACGACCGAACCTTCCACCTCCACAATCGATCCATCACTTTGATGATTTCTCGTTGCTCGGATTCGATGGTTGATTGATATAAAAGGATCATTCCTTGCGATGCAGAAAATGAAGTTTCTCCGATTGTCTGGAGTAAAAACTCGACCGGAATCCCTAGGGATGATCCGATTTTCCGAAGTCGATAAGTCACATAATCAATCGCAGAAACATTCGGTCGATTGCCGGAAATGACCGAAACATCTTCATTCGGTTCTAGGTACTGAAATTGACCGGGCTCAAATGAATTTAATCGTCCCTCCTCTTGCTCTCGTTCCTCGAGCTCAAAATCCATTGCTCCTTCTCGTTTAATGACTGCGGATAGAGTCGCAGAAATCTTTGCAGATATCATTTCAATCTCATCGTATTCATCCAAGTCCTGGAGATCATCTGCGACCGGTGCGAGTTCCGGAATCCCTCGAGTTTGCGTCGGACGGATTCGCTTGAAGTGAAAAAGAAAATTCTCTGCTTTAATTCTGCGGATATCTTGAAGGAATCCATCCTCCCGGGTGCCGATATGATAAGCGATTGCCCGGTTCTGCTTATCAAGTTCAATCCCATCAATAATTCGCTTCCCTCCTGGATTTGATTTCTTCGGGTTCTCCCGGTTAAAAAAACCTTGCCCCTCGAGGGTTCCGATTCGATCTCCTTCGACAAATTGCACTTTGCCGTCCTTTGTCAAAAGGAGTCCTCCGTCGCCAAAAATCAAAGGCATTGAGGAAAGTGATTTCTGCAAATCCCTCATATTCATTGACCCCGAAACCTCTGGACTCCTTGAATAGTCCGACCAAAGACCCTCAAGTTCTTTGTCCAGGTCGTCAGATCCGGAGTTGACCTGGGGGATGATTCCTTGACCAATCACATCAGTCTCCCGGAGCCTGCAAATTGAAGCGACTAAGGGATTATTTCTCCGGAAGTCCAAGAGGGTTCCAATGACTCGAGCACGATCTGAAAGATCGAGTGCCAGGTGTTCCGGTCTCGGGTTCGTTTCCCTGCGTCTAGCTCGCCTCTTTGTGGACTTGCTTGCGTTGTATCCGTGCTCCCGAGAAAAGACATATTTTCCGGCAGTCTTAACCCGGTTCCAAAAAGTTTTATTTTTCATCCTATTGAGTCGTATTGCCCGAACCCTTCCAAGCTCGGAGAGTGATGTCCACGAATTGATCCCTGGAGAAGTTTGATTTTCCGATCTGCCATCCGGATTTCCTTGCGAATTTCTGACCTCCGTTCATGGATGACTTGTCGTTCCTGGATCGAATATTGATTGATTGAAACTTTCACTAGTTCTTTGAAAGCGTTCATTAAACTCGATCTAATCTCGAGCCACTCTTGAAGCTCGATCTCTTTTGCAGTTTTTGTGACAAGTTCCGGGGTCGTCGTAGGATCCAGGGTCGTCGTGGGCTCGGGTGTTGTCGTGGGAGTGGTCGTCATCAAAAGACGACGGATCGTCAAGAGTCCAACTCGATCCGGAGTTCCGGGTAAGCTCGGAGAGCTTTTTTCGTTGTGTTAAAAACCCCTTTTGAAAGGTTCTCAGAATAAAAATCTTTCCTTCCTTTGAATGCGTATTTCATTGCGTTCCTTGCTCCGGATCCCCCGAACTTTCCTTCCGGTGCGGTTGCCGTATCTCCGGCATTGACTGACTCGACAAAATAATCGAGAGGATTTGTCCCGAAGTTCATATTCAATTTTCCCTTGAGTCTCCTGGGTAGAATCACTTTTTGAACATAAGCAGGAACCTTATATTTCCCGAGCTTCATTCCTTTCATGTTGATTTTTTTCGCAAGGTGAACCCATGTCGCTTTTGATTGCCCACTTTGTGCGAGTGCATATTTTCTTTTTTTATCAAATAGGGCTTTGACCTTTTTGTACTTAGGATTAACTCGATTCGGATCCCAGTAATTCCCCTTCCCTTTTTTAGCGTTTTTGCCCTTATACCTCGAGACCCACATTCCTTTTTTATGGACGGATTTCGTGTAAATTCTCTTTCCATCAATCATGACCCTGGAGAGAACCTTATCGCTTTGCTCTCCACCTAGTCCTCGGTAATCAAATCGAGCTTTGATTTTGCTTTTATCTGCTCGATTAGTTAAGTCCATTGCTCGTCCGAGCATTGACCGAAATTCTGATTTAATGACTTGTTCCTGGCTTGCCCCGGTGACCTTCATTAAGATCTTGAGGGCAGAGTCGAATCTTTCCGACTCAAGTTTGACATCAAGTTCCATCCTTGAAAAACCGAACCTTGATCATCTGGTAAGGTAGAAATATCGGCAGGACGATGGATGCAATTGCTCCCACAATGATTCCGATTAATATTGCTGAGATGCAATAAAACACAACGAGAGGAATCCTCATAAAATTACCAAAAATTCGGTTCATTCTGCTTGCTTGTTTTTCTTGGTTTTTGTTCTTTTTCATTTTCCTTGGATTTCTTTTTTTTGACTGCCCCGAGCCCGAGGACTTTCGAGAGTGCATGGATGTAGACTTCGCAGTCGAAAAAGTGGTCTTGCCCATGCCTTTTCGTCCTCCACTCTTGCTTTGTTTCCCCTGTTCGGGTGACGCTTTCGACGATGAATTTTCCATTGATTTGCTTGATATAATCTCTGTCTGGTTCTCGGTAAATTTGAAAACCCTCAACGAGTTTCGATCTTCGTTTAAGGATCTCTCCACCAAAGACGCTCGAGTCAACATGGAGAAGTCGGAGTTTGTATTTCCCTGACTTATTCGTTCCCGAGAATGGATCGATTGCTTTAATTGAAACCGGGGTCGATAAAGTCTTCCAACCTTTACAAGCCCACCATTTCGATCTTCTCCTCCATATTGCCTCATAATTCTCCTGGGTTCGTTCCCCGAAACCGGTATCCATAACCAAGGCGGAGCATTCATATCGGGCGAATATTTCATCAAGTTCGGTGTAGGACGGAGCATATCCATGATCGATCAAAAATGAATTTCCGTCTGAGTCGTACCCTCGAACCAACCAAACGAAATGAGCTCTCTGGACATCGACTGCCATCAATCGAAATTCTCCCATCATGTCTCCCCTCTCGTAGTCCCCGGAAAGTTCATGAGTTGCCTCTTCGGTTGCGTTTAAAAGTTCATCCTTCCACGGCTCGGCAAGCCAACCGGTAACAAATTGCTTGAGACCATCCAGGGAATCTTGAGCCTTGATCCATTTGATCATCATTTCCCCGAAAGTGATCGTCGGAGAATAAAGGCTCGAGAGGTGAAACGACCGGACTCCTGGTTCACCGGTTGCAGTCGATTTCCATTTTCCCTCTCGAAGCATTCGGAATTTTTCAGCGTCCTGGATCTGACCTCCGCAAGATTGGCAGGAATAAAAAGTTTCGTTTTTTATGATATCAAAATCATAGGATCCATCGTCCCTCTTTGCCTTGCCTGGATATTGCAGACGATAATCATTCTTTCCGGTTTTCCACTCAAAGGAGATCTCCTCTTCGCAATGAGGGCAGGGCATGAAATACTTGCTCCGATCACCGGTCAAATATTCTGCCCAGATTCCATTCTCCTCGATGGGTGTCGATGACTGAAAGATCTTGTACGACCTCCGACCCTTGACCCGGTCATGGACATCCTTCCGGATTGCTTCCGGGATCACGTCGATCTCATCCAGGACGAGATAGGTGACCGGATAATTTCGGACATTCCTTTGAGATTGTCCTCCGATCAAATTCATCGAGCATCGATCAAACTCAATACGGAGGGCAGAGGCTCGATCTCGATCGACCTTTCCGTCGCTTGTCCTGGGTAAGTGTCGAGCAATTGCCTCCGAGTCCTCGCAGAATGGTAGGAATCGATCGTTCGAGAAGTTCCTGGCTTGCTTCTCGTTTGACCAGACCCAGAGAATCGGAGAAGGGTTTCGATCAATTGCCCATCCTAATCCGATATAGGTCGTCGTAGTCTTGGAGGTCTGCGACCCCCAACACAACGAAATCTTTTTGACCTTTGGATTCTGCCAAAGATTAAGGATTTCCCTGACATATGGATGCTCTGAGGTCGAATATCTTCCTGCCATTTCGGTTACTCGTTCCGAAAGATAAGCGTTCTTTTCTGCCCACTCGACAACCGACTCTTTCCTGGTCGGTTCAAAGATCTTGAACGTATGATCCAGGAGTCTTTCGTCCATCAGTTTATCTTCTCCGCTTTTTTCCCGGTGAAGTCTTCCCATCGCTGAATAATCACATCGCAATAATGAGGGTCGAGTTCCATGCCAAAGCATTTCCGCTTGAGCTTTTCGCAAGCGATTAAGGTCGAGCCAGAACCAAGGAAAAGGTCGAGGACGGATTCTGCCTTGTGGTTTCCAATTGCTCGGCAAGCAAGTTCAATCGGTTTTTGCGTTGGATGAAAGTTATTTTTCCCATCTTTGTTGATTGTCCAGATTGTGTTTTCTTTTGAAGACCCGTTCCACTTCATTGAACTATTTTTTGCCTTCCAATAAATGCAAGGTTCATGCTTTTGCTTGTAATGTGCATTCATGGCGGAATATCCTCCGTTTTTTTCCCAGATAATTAATGCAGAAATTTCTCCAACCTTATCAATGGATTTGTAAAGACTTAGTGCCTTGGTACCGGCAAACCATGTGTAAATTGCGAAGTTTGTATGCCTTGCAAAAATAGGAATAACCTTCTCATAAATATCAGAATCATCGTTTATTAATTTTTGCCTCGATCCTTTCTTTACTCCAGAATTAGTGAATTGAATCCCTCCGTCATAATCAACCCCATAAGGAGGGTCAGAAAAAGTTATGTCTGCTTTTTTATTCTCAAGTAAAAACTCAACCATTTGTTCGTTCGTACTATCTCCACACATCAAACGATGGTCTCCGAGTTGCCACAAATCCCCGAGATTGCATCTTGCTTCCACATCTTCGGGGATCTTATCATCATCCGTCAGTCCATCTTCTGGCTCGAAGAATTCACTCATCAAATCCTCGAGTGATTCCTGATCGAATCCGGTCAAGTCTAGGTCGATCTCTCCGGTGTCGAGTTGCTGAATGATGTCCTTGAGTTCTGATCGATCCATCTCCGCAAGTTCTGCAATCCGATTGTCGGCAATCAAATCTGCCCACTCTTGAGCCTCACTTTCGTAATCCTGGAAAGAGACCGGAACCTCTTCGAGTCCGAGCTTCCTGGCAGACATCAATCGACCATGACCTCGAACTATGAACCCAGACCGATTGGAGACAACGATCGGAATCCTCCACCCCTGGAACTCAATAATCTTCGAGAGCATTGCAATCTGTGAGTCCGAGTGTTTGTTCGGATTTCTCGGGTTCTCGATTACTTTCGAGATGTCGTGAAGTTTTTCTTTTGTATGGTTTTTAATATTCATTTTACGCCTTTCTGTTTTGAAATTTTCGGTGCCCTAGTGTCCTGGACTTGTGTTTTTAATTCTCGAACCATTTCTCGGAGCATTTCCTCCGCATGATCTGGATCCACCGGGTTCACCCGGAGAGCATACTTCTTAGGAATACCTTCAATGACCCTCGAGAGGGGTTCTAGGACTCGAGTAATTGCTTCCTTCGCCTGGGATAAAGGAACAAACCCTTGAACCTCCCGGTCGAGCCGGATCTCTTTGAGTTTTCGTTCAATCTCCTCCCTGGATGCTTTTTCTTTTAATAGCTTTGCCTTGAGTTGAATAATTTCTTCCGGAGTGATCTGCTCCGTTTCTCCGGCAAGTTGCGACTCTGCAATGAATTTCTTCCATTGTGAAATCGAGTTCCCATCCGGTGATCCTTTCCGCTTTTTGTATTTGTAAAAGTTCGACCTGGTCATTCCCAGGATCTCGATCAAATCACCTACTGATTCCGCTTCGTCTTTTTCAGAGGTTGCTTCTTCAATGACTTTTCTCTCTCGAGCCGATAAAGTTTTTCCGGACGCAACTTTCGAGACAATATTTTTCAGATCTGCTTCCAGGATTTTCCTTGCCTGGTCGCCTTGAATAATTGATCGGTCAATTTTTCCGGTGTTTTTTTTGTCCACTTTTAAAAAAATTTTAATTATGTGAAAAAAAATCGGGGTCGGGTGCCCTCCCA